GTGGCTATTGAGTTGGAAACAGAAAGATTGTGGCTCCGTACCTGGCAGGAAGAAGATAGAGAACCTTTCTTTCGCTTGAATAGCAATCCTGAGGTCATGGCGTTTTTTCCTGATACGCTGACTAAAGAGCAAAGTAATGCACTTGTCGATATCATCATCCAACGGTTTGAAACACAAGATGGTTGGGGACTATGGGCGGTCGAATTAAAACAAAGTGGTGAGTTTATTGGTTTTGTCGGATTGAATGTACCTAATACCGCATTTCCATTTTCTCCATGTGTTGAAATAGGTTGGCGGCTGGATAAACCTTTTTGGGGTAAAGGCTATGCCTGTGAAGCTGCCCGCAGAGTCTTCGACTTTGCTTTTACAGAAATCGGTCTGGAAGAAGTTGTCGCTTTTACTACGGTTTCTAATTACCGTTCGGAAAGGGTCATGAAAAAACTAGGTATGATCAGAGATGAAAAAACATTTTTGCATCCCGCGTTAGCAGAAGATCATCCATTGAGAGAACATGTCTTATACCGGCTTCAGCGTTCATGTTAAAGATATACGCCATCAAGGTTATCCCGATGGAGAGATAACCTTGATGGAAACCGGTTTGTATTCCTTTAGGCTTTCAAACTATTGTTGTGTTGATTGTGCCGCAATGTGAAAGCTATGGCATAGGCCGGCTCATTATTGCCTGGAGATGACCAGAGCAACACGACCGATGAATTGGATGTCGCTGATGGCACAATCAAAAGTGACATCATTATCGCTGACTCGAATCTTACTGATTGGGATTTTGGCAATCTTTTTGACACTGTGCATACCCTCAATATCCACCAGCCATAAGCCATCTTGAATATTATCTTCCTGAGTATCCAGCAAATACCATGCAGTACCATCATCAACAACCAGCGGGTTTCTGAGTTCCTTGGAAATCAATTCGCTGTCCAGAATGACAGGGGTTGCTTCATTCAGTTTACCTCCTGACAGTTTTACACGAGAAACTGACGGAGCAATGATATCTTCCAGCCGTTCTGTTTTGCCACTTTCCCCATCTGGAAACATTTCTCCCTGGCCTGTGCTCAACCACAGCAGTGAAGCACCAGTTTCGAGATTACACTGGATGATCCAATCCGCTGGAAAACTATCACGAAGATAGCGGTTTGCCATCGTGCTTTTGGAAACGCCCAAATGGTCACTCAGGGCCTGACGTGATTTAAATCCATACGCGCGGACAAGACGTTCAATAGCGGGTCTTCCCCCACTATCGGACCCCATTTTGATCTCAATATTGGTATTTTTCATTGACAGTATAGATAAGAGGTATTAGTATCCCAATAAAGTTCTCATATCGAGAACATTATTGAACCCAGACTGGTTAAGCCGATAAGCATTGAGAGATATTGCATCATGAACGTCCAGATTTCAATCTTTATACATACCCAACATTGAAGTGATTTAAGAATGGCATAAGGATAGTTGAGAATAGTTGCAGATAGGTTAAAGAAACGTTGAGGGAAGACATGGCGAATATTGAGAAAGAAAAATTTGCCCAGATTAACCTCGGCCAGCGGCTGGAAGGATTGAATCATTTATCGAGGATTAGGGCGATATACTGGCGGGATGATGAAAAAGAGTTAAATTGTTTTTTTGCTGATATGCGTGACAAAAGGGACAGTCATTGCGAAGAAAACAAGAGGGTATTATCCGCTATTTTCTATTTAGCGAATATTCCACGTTCCCGTCACGATAGTGAATTTAACCATTTTACCCAAGAAGAAAAGCAGGCTCTGATTAAGGCGATGAATCATATTAAGGTTGTTGTCAGTCAGTTTCCGAAGTACTTAGTGCTGTCTCCTGACCCGATCTAATTAATCACAACTTTCTAAATACATTATTGAGTAGAACAAATGGCATAAGTATGCCAGGCACTCGCACATCCTTAATATGGTGAGATTGATGAACAGTGACTGCACTACTGGTAAACATAATGATAATTATTTAATTTCGAAGCGTGAGCAAGTTGTGATGTCACAGCAGAACATACCGCAGGGCGTTTCAATGGCAGAACGCTTATTGTGGGAAGTTAATGCAGAAGATCATCAATGGCGTCACCAATATATCGGTCAAATGCCAGATTTTCTGGCGAAATATTTCAGCCGTCGTTACGTTGATATCTTTAATCGTTCTGGTCGCCGTGATGCTAACTCCTTTCTGAGGAAGACTGTTGGACAAAATGTTCTGCCCCGGTTGCAGTTGGCGAAGAAAAGATACCAATTCAATCACTGTATTTCCGGTATAGCCCCTTTCCCTTTTATTGAGTCACTGGATAATGTGGCGACATATACTCGCAAGCAACTCTTAAAGCTTGCACATGAAATTTCTGTTTTTATTTCCAGCAATTATGAGCGCTATTCTTCTCCGGAATGTTCTCAAAAACACTCATCAGCTTCAGCTGACAGTGAAAATGCACAATTTTCCCGAGTGGTGAGGTTGTATCAATTGCTGGCAAAGCTGACTTTGCAATGTGGTACGAATCCTCCTTATTGGCAGCATTTTAATCATGGTCGAAAACCCCCTTCCGTTGATCAACTTTGTTCGGGGATGTTGCGAATGATGTCTGCCCGCTGGTGGTATTTCCGTTTGAAGCGTCTGCGTGATATCCAGTCAGAGCATATGGCAATTGCGGTCGGACAAGTGCAACAAGCGGCTTCTCCGTATATTTCACGTCAGGCACTTCGGGAATGGCTGGAACAAAAACGACGTAATCGTGAATTTTTCAAACACTTTGATTTGGAAAATGAAGAAGGGGAGCGCATCTCATTGGCGGATACAGTTGTTCATAGCAACGCAAATCCGGCAATCCGGCGTTGTGAACTGATGGTCAGAATGCGTGGTTTCGAAGAAGTAGCCAATAAAATGGACTGTGTCGGGGAATTTTATACCATCACTGCGCCTGCAAAATATCATGCTGTACAGCATCAAGGTGGATTCGTTAAATATTGGGATGGTGCAACTCCGCGCGATACTCAACATTATTTAAGCGGGATTTGGGCAAAAGCCCGGGCTGCGATTGCCCGTGCAGGAATTAATCTATTTGGTTTTCGCGTGGTGGAACCCCATCACGATGGTACCCCTCATTGGCATATGGTGTTGTTCATGATGCCCGAGCATTTATTGCAGGTGAGGAAAATTCTTGAACATTATGCTTGTCAGGAAGAGCAAGCGGAATTGCAGCGAAATGAAGCTAAAAAGGCACGCTTTGATTATCGGGAACTCGATCCTGACAAGGGGAGTGCAACAGGCTATATCGCGAAGTACATTTCCAAGAACATTGATGGCTATGCGCTGGATGATGAAATTGATCATGAAACGGGTGAATGCTTACGTGATATGGCGAAATCGGTCACCGCTTGGGCGAGTCGTTGGCGTATTCGCCAATTTCAACAAATTGGTGGTGCCCCGGTTTCGGTTTGGCGCGAACTACGCCGTTTGAGGGAGATAAGTTTATCTGATGATAAAATCAATGCGGTTTTGCAGGCGGCAGATGAAGGTAATTGGGCTGCTTATACTCAAGCGCAGGGTGGGCCGTGGGTAGCACGTTGTGATCTGGTCATTCGCTTATCTTATAAACATATTCCGTTTGGCAGTCCTTACGGTGAAGATATTCATTCTGTACAAGGCGTAACATCGCCGTTTTTATCCCGGGATGAATTTATCTGCACACGAATTCACCAATGGTCAATTGTACCGAAATCTGATTATTTTGTGTCCGAACAAGTTGTTGATAAAGGTAGCATAAAATTCTCCTCTTGGAGTTCTGTCAATAACTGTACGGATGAACAGGTTTATCATTATGGGGAGAGAATATCTGGCATAACAAAAAACATACGGTGTCATTAGTAAATATTTCTATAAAAGTAATAAATGATAGTTATTAACTATCAAATTTTATCCTTATAAAAGGAAAAAACTACTTTAACTTTTTTATCATTAGGTGTACTGTATATATATACAGTTTTTATATGGAGGCGGATATATCAGTGGAATCTCTTATGGAATCATTGATAGCGCAACGTATTAATTTTATTGCCAGAATGGCAACAAGTTGCGAATGCAATCATGCAGAAGACAAAGAACTGGCTTTGGTTTGGATAGCAGAATTATCTGCACCTTATGAGAAAAGACTCAGTAGTTACCAAAATTCATTAAAAAATAATATTTTAGATAGCAACATATTGGGAAATTCGGATTCAATAGAAGAATAGATTTGGCGGGAGAAAAGGATGCGTGTAGAAATACTTTTCGATAAAAGAGCTAATGTTTCTGAAGTAACCATGTCTTTACTTGAAAGTGAACTAAAAAAAAAGAATACTCCCACAATATCCTGATATGCATTTTAGAGTTGCAATCAGTAGCAGTACTTCCGTAAGAGTGACAGGGACTAAAAATAGTAGTGAGCACGACCACATAATGGAACTGATTCAAAGCGTCTGGGAGGATGACAGTTGGCTGTCAGATTAAACTCGGCAGAATAGGGATATTCTCCAACGGGATGGCAAGATATTATAATAAGATAAAACAGCACAAAGGCAGGAAATTGTTTCCTGCCTTTGTGCTTATGTTCATTTGTTTATTTTGTACTATTAGCCTAACAACTTCCTTTCATTGAGACATATTCCTGATTATTCGATCATAATTCTTCGATTTATAAGCTATATCCAATGGATTTCAAGATGCAGCCAACAAAGCGGTAACCTGAAAGACGACGAGTATATTTTTGGTAAAGAAAAAGGAGAGTATATGCAAATTATCGCACAACAAAATGAAACGGTTGATGCCATATGCTGGCGTCATTATGGGCGGACGCTGGGAATGACAGAACGTGTATTGCAGGCCAACCCCGGATTGGCTGATTTTGGCGCGGTATTGCCTCATGGAACAAAAATTGAAATGCCGGAGTTTATGCCCACTGCCAGCAAGCCCATGATCCAACTCTGGGATTAAGGAGCAGGCATGGATAAATACAGCCACGCTACATATACCTGTGCCAGTACTACTGCCATTTTTTCCGGTCTTTCTTTATATGAGTGGAGTTTTATTCTTGGGGCATTCGCCAGTATTACTCTTGGTATTCTGACCTATCGGCTCAATCGTCGGGAACAAATGAAACGAACCCTGATCTTGAAAAATATCCTGGAAAATCTGGAGATAGAACCTACATCGAAACCGGCCAAGATAGTCAGCGAGCTGATCCATCAATCGCCAAAAGATTTGTAGTATGCAGATGAACTGGCTGATTGGAATTGAAATGATGAAAAAAATGCCTTTAGTTGCCAGCTTGGTGATTGGTGGCACTTTTGGTTGGTTGGGGCATCGTTCTTTGTTTCTCAGTGAATTGACAGGATTGAAACAGCAACAGGCTGAACAACTCGTTGCTATTAATCAGAAAGCATATTCAGAAACATTGGCTGCCATCCGACAAATGAAAGATGCACAAAATCGGGCGGCGAAATTGGATGAATACTATTCAGAGAAATTGGCTCATGCCACCGAAGAAAATGCGGCTTTGCGTACTGACATTGCTGCTGGCCATCGGCGGGTGCAAATCGCCGCCGCCAACCTTGCTACCTGTCAGCTCACCCAAGACCGAAATACCCGCACCCGCAGCGTGGGCGATGGAGCCCAAATCGAACTCACTGCAGAAGCTGGACGCGCTATTTACGATATCCGAACCGGAATTATCCGCGATCAAACCAAATTAGATTACCTGCAACGGTATGTACGTGATGTTGTCCGGCAGTGTAAACCGGAATAATCGTATCCTGCCTCGAAAAGCCTTTTTTTTATAATGAAAGAAGGCTTTTTATTTAATTGATTAAAAAGGATTTTATTGCCTTTTTTGTATGTTGTTTCCTACAAATCCGGTTTAATGTCCGGCCTGCTTTTTCATGGCATTCTTACGTCATGAACACACAACTCACTGAACTGATGCGCTTATTGCGCAACCTGATCCGAACAGGCGTCATTACCCAAGTGGACACTACAAGGGGAATGTGCCGGGTCGCGACAGGCAACCTTGAAACCGATTGGCTGCACTGGTTGACATCCAGAGCGGGAAACTCCCGCACATGGTGGGCACCCAGTGTTGGTGAGCAGGTTTTATTACTGTCCATAGGCGGTGAACTGACCACCGCCTATGTATTGCCAGCAATTTTTTCAGATGAGTTTCCGGCACCATCAACATCTCCTGAAGCAACACATATTAAGTTTCCGGATGGTGCAGTGATGGAATATGAACCGCAATCAGGCGCATTGACTGTGACTGGCATCAAAACCGCGACAGTGACTGCATCGGATTCCGTTCATATAACTGCGCCGGAAATTACCTGTGTTGCCAGTACCAGGATCACGCTGGATACACCGGAAGTCATCTGTACGCAGCTAATGAGCACGGGGAATCTGATCGTGCGCAAAGGCGGCAAAATGACGGGCAATATTGAACACACCGGCGGCACATTCAGTTCCAACGGAGTGGTCGTGGATTCCCATAAACACACCGGTATCCGGTCAGGCGGTGACACATCAGGAGGCCCCGTATGATGTACCTGGGTATGAACCGACAAACAGGCAGGGAGCTGACCGATCTGGATCATGTCCGGCAATCTGTCAGTGATATTTTACTGACCCCTGTGGGTAGCCGTATTGCACGACGTACTTACGGCTCTTTGCTGCCTGAACTGATTGACTGGCCGCAGAATCCGGCGCTCAGGCTTCAGGTCATGGCAGCTAGTTATACCGCAATTAGCCGTTGGGAACCACGTGTGACGCTGACGTCAATCACGATGGAAACCCTACAGGACGGCAGAATGGTGGTGGATATCACAGGTACTTACCATCAATCTGCCAGAGAATTTTCACTTTCTATTCCGGTGAACCATTCCCGGTGAGGCTATTCCTGAGAGGTAAGGTATGCCAACAATCGATTTAAGCCAGTTGCCACCACCGGATGTGGTTGAGCCACTGGATTACGAACAACTGTTAGAAGAGCGTAAAAGAGGGCTGATATCGCTTTATCCCGAAGAACAGCGGGATGCGATTGCACGAACCTTACAACTTGAATCCGAACCTTTGGTCAAGTTACTGGAAGAGAACGTGTACCGCGAACTGCTCCTGCGCCAGCGAGTCAATGAAGCCGCACGCGCGGTAATGGTGGCTTATTCAACCGGCAGCGATCTGGATCAATTGGGTGCGAACAACAACGTATCCCGTATGGTTTTGCATCCTGCGGATAACTCCACCATACCGCCGACACCAGCTGCTATGGAGTCCGATAACGATTACCGTGTGCGGATTCCCCAGGCCTTTGAAGGCTTAAGCGTTGCAGGTCCTGTCGGTGCTTATGAATACCATGCGCGTAGTGCAGATGGCCGTGTCGCAGATGCTTCGGCTATCAGCCCGTCACCAGCCAACGTCACGGTAACAATCATGTCCCGTGAAGACAAAGGCGTGGCATCCAAAGAACTGTTGGAAATCGTCGAAAAAGCCCTGAATGATGAAAACGTACGTCCGGTGGCAGATCGCTTGAGAGTCCAGTCAGCGAACATTGTGGAATATGAAATTGATGCGGTGTTGTACATCTTCCCGACACCGGAATCAGAACCTATCCGTAAGGCGGCTGAGCAGAAACTGAAACACTATGTCGAAGCACAGCATCGTTTGGGGCGTGACATTCGTTTGTCAGCGATTTATGCCGCATTGCATGTGGAAGGTGTCCAGCGTGTAGAACTGAAAGCCCCGCTGAAAGATGTTGTGCTGGATAAAACCCAGGCTTCTTACTGCACCAAGACCACATTGACGATGGGAGGTTCTGATGAGTGATCGCCTTCTGCCGATGGGCTCAACCCAGTTAGAACTTGCAGCGGCTAAAGCTTGTGCTGAGTTGCAGAAGATCAAAGTGCCATTGCGGGAACTGTGGAACCCAGACACCTGTCCGGCATCGTTACTGCCTTATCTGGCATGGGCGTGGTCAGTGGATCGCTGGGACGAAAACTGGCCGGAGAGCACCAAAAGGGAAGTGATCAAAGGCTCGTTGTTCCTGCACAAACACAAAGGAACGATTGGTGCGATTCGGCGGGTGGTTGAACCGTTGGGTTATCTCATCCGTGTGCGGGAATGGTGGCAGACTAACGATGCTCCGGGCACCTTCCGACTGGATATTGGAGTATTGGAAAGCGGCATCACTCAGGAAACATTTAATGAACTGGAAAACCTGATTTTTGATGCCAAGCCTGTGAGCCGACATCTGATTGGGTTGGATATCAACTTAGATACACGCGGTAAATATCACTACTCGGCAGCGACTTACAGTGGTGACGAACTGACAGTTTACCCCTATTTCCCGGAACAAATCACGGTATCCGGCTCAGAAATCGTGGGCGCGGGCATACACATTATTGATGACATGAGGATTAGACCATGAGTACCAAATTCTTTGCGCTGCTGACGCAGTTAGGCGCAGATAAATTGGCAAATGCCGCAGCACTGGGTACTAGAATTGAAATTACCCATATGGCCGTTGGTGATGGTGGTGGCAAATTGCCGACACCAGACACCAAACAAACCAAACTGATTAATGAAAAACGTCGTGCAGCGATTAACACGCTGAGCATCGATCCTAAAAACACCAACCAGGTCATCGCCGAGCAGGTTATCCCTGAAAACGAAGGCGGCTGGTGGATCCGTGAGATCGGCCTGTTCGACAAAGACGGCATTCTGATCGCGGTAGGTAACTGCGCAGAAACCTACAAACCCCAATTGCAGGAAGGTTCCGGCCGTACCCAGACCATCCGCATGATCCTGATTGTCAGCAGCGCTGATGCGGTGACTTTGAAAGTTGATCCGTCTGTGATCCTGGCAACACGCGAATATGTTGATGATTCCATTAAGAAACATGCGAACAGCCGTAATCATCCTGACGCGACACTGAAAGAAAAGGGATTTGTGATCCTGAGCAGTGCAATGGACAGCAATAGCGAAACTCATGCAGCAACACCGAAAGCGGTGAAAGCAGCTTATGATTTTGCTAATGCCGCGAATAATAATGCGAATGGCCGCGTTCCGTCTGGCCGTAAAGTGAATGGTAAGGCGCTGAGTGAGGATATTTCACTGAATTCGGGGGATGTTGGAGCTTATAACAAAGCTGAAACTGATGAACGTGTAAATGCGGCGAAAGCACAGGCAAAAGCCGCGGATGATAATGCCAATGGCCGTGTTCCTTCTGGTCGTAAAGTGAATGGCAAAGCGCTGAATGCGGATATTTCACTGAATTCGGGAGATGTTAATGCGTATTCCAAAAGCGAAACTGATGAACGTGTAAATGCTCGCCTGGAAAAAAGCAAAAATGGTGCTGACATTCCAAACAAAGATGAGTTTGTGAAAAACCTCGGTTTAATGGAAACCCAGAATTTGGCTGCTGGGGCATTATCGAAATATATTGTTAAAGAAGTAGGTAATGGTGGAACATTTTCAAGTTGTAATACACCGGGAATATATAATATTGCTATTTCCAATCCTGAAACAGTAGGAGATTTTCCCAAAGTAAATGGAAACCCAATTTACGGCTATGGCATGATGATTGTGACTGTGAGTCATTCGTGCACTTCACAATTATATATGTCCCATCATGGACATATTGCTGTCCGTCAATTATGGAGTCCGGGTAAAGAGTATCATGACTGGTTTGTCCAATATAGTTCTGCTAATAAGCCATTAGCTATAGATATTGGAGCATTGTCAATAACAGGCGGAAAAGTGAATGGTGAAGTACATGCTGATAAATATTGGTCTAAAACCTCCGTCAATCTCGGGGAAGGAACTTGGGGTGAACGTCATGGAATATCAATTTCTGGTAAGGATGATGCAAGTTTTGAGAATAATAATCTTGAAATTTTTTCGTGGTATGGCATTGGACTGAAATCAACTTTAGATAACCAAACACGAATTTTTTTTCAATCCTCGTAATGGGGATATAGGAACAAAAGGATCATTATTTTTAGGAAATAGCCCTAATAGTGCAATAAAAATATCATCGTCTAATACAGCAAAATCACCAGTTTCTATCTATACATTCGGAGATATACATGGAGGAGGAACTCGTAGTGTTGTCTTAGAAGCAGCAGATGATAAAGGATGGTTATGGTATAGCCAAAGATTAACTTCAAACCAAATTGAATTTGCTGTTAACGGCCGGGTTATACCTAGCGATTATAATAATTTTGATTCTCGTTATGTTCAGGATATTCGTTTTGGTTCTGTAGAGCATTCAGAGATTTGGAAAGGTTATGGTTTTTCTGATACTCCTCCATATGTAATTACTGCTGTAGTTAATGATGGAAATAACGAACCGGATCTTGCTTCACGTCGTCCACTTCAAAAACTCATTAACGGAATTTGGCATAATATAGGGGCTTTATAATGCTACATTTAAAAAATTTCAAAAAATATTCACCAGATACTGATGAAGAAAAAAAGAATTGAACGTGAATTTAGAGTTATTTTCTATCGTAGTGAGAATGGTGCTGATTGGTACAAGAGCATACCAAAATTTAATGAAAATACTTACAAAATAAAATACAACTCCAAAAATATTATTTGTGCAATAAACAAAGATGTCTCAGCTATATGCCCAGATAATGGAAATATTGTTGAAGTGGAGTCATTACCCGAAGGCGTGGATATTTCAGGAAGCTGGCAGTATATCAATGGTAGTATTGTCCCACGTGAATACACAAAAGATGAGTTAATCATTCAGGCTCAAGAGAAAAAGAGAAAGTTACTGAATGAAACTAACTCTGTGATATTACCTCTGCAAGACGCAGTAGAGCTTAAAATAGCAACAGACAAGGAAGTTAAAGCTCTGACAGAATGGAAACGATATCGTGTAATGCTTAATCGAATTGATTATACTGTTATCTCAAATATAAAATGGCCGGAAAAACCTAAAAAAAATTAATAACAAAGTCTTTTAGAAAATTTATTTTATAGATAATTACAGGGTGATTACCCTGTAATTATTATATTTAACGTGGAAATTTAAACTTATTACCTCTACAATCCAATGTTGATAATCCAATTGTTTTTAGGTGTTATTTTAATTTTTTCCTTTAAAAAAGGATCGAAAAAAATTAATTCAATTAGGAAACTCTATACCATCCCATTAACATAATATATGAATTAGTAATATTTATAGCAGAACTACTGCCAGCACTTCCCGTTGTACCTGACACCGAATGAGTATGTGCACCAATGTGCACTGTATGCACATGAGCACCTTCAGTGCTAGTTTTATACTTATAGTTATCGTAATCAGTTTTAGCAGAGCCTACGTTATTTGTGGTATTGTCATAAATACCATATCGGGCACCAGAAGCTTCTCCCCAACCACTATCATGGAAATGGCTTCCACTAGAATTTGTATCTTTAGCCCCATAATCAAAACTACTGGTAGTAGCATTAATTGAATGATTATGAGATGGAATTTGTGCACCTGTGAGTGTTATTGAATCATTACCATCGGTAGAAAGTACATTGGAACCATTTTGGTTAGCCAAACGGATAGTTTTATTTTCACCAATATATTCCCATTGTGTTTTAGGGAAAAGATCATTCGGATTTTTATTCTGAGCAAACCATGAAACTATTCCTACTGGATACACCATATTTAAAAAATCATATGTATATGGTGTTACAATATCAGTATATTCTTTCCCTAAATCAGGGTCCTCAATCGCATAAGACTTCACCGTCCATTTAATTTCTCTTTTATCGTTATCACTCGCATTACTCCATATTTCCACTTCTTCTTCTTTGCGAGAATATTTAATCCCAGAAAAATTACTGGTGGCATGATAGGTTAATCCACCACGTAAATAACAGCCACTATATACATGACACTCTACGGTCTGACCAGATTTCCAATCATAGTATAGAGGATATTTGCCATTGACAGGCCTGGCAATGCTCATCATGCCATATTCAATCTTTTTGACAGTATTACGATAACGTTGATAAATCCGTTTTATATTCAAGTAATGAGAATCTCCTCCCCATAGTGTATCGCTTCCTTCTATTTGTACCTCTAACCCTGCTAAATGAGTCTCTTTTCCGAACGGATTTTTATTATCCCGATCTTCGGCATAATTACGGTGTATCGTTAGCCATGAATTAGCTCCATGCTCATTCGACGGAAATTTCCACCATACCGGATAATATCGATCTGGACTTAATCCCGTCAAATCTATCGTCTGGTTAAAACGGGGTTCCCCCTGAACATCCTCTGCACTTAGGGTTACATCCCCCACTAACGATTTTCCATTTACCTTCCTCGTATTTGGCACCGCATTCCGGGCTTGATCCTGAGTTTCCGTTAAACCGACGTTAAAAGAGAGTCGTCTCTTGTTACATTTTTAATATTGAAAAGGTTAATAGGTGCTAGCCAAGAAAATGGTGAATAAAGATTATGGTTTATTGGTTTTTGACCGTGTAGTTTCTTACTCGTTTCACTGGCTTTAGTCTTAACCTGCCACTAAACGTCGGTTTAATGGAAACCCAGAATCAGGCCCGGAATGCGGTGCCAAATACGAGGAAGGTGAATGGGAAGTCCTTGATAAGTGATGTCATCTTAAATTCAGAAGATGTTGGTGCATTTTCTCAGACCAAGTATATGACTAATATTCCTGATCAGTCATATCTAGGGGCATTTTCATGTGGCAAGGAAGGGGAGTGGGTAAAGGGTGTTAGTAGTCGGTTCCAAAGGCGGTGATGTAGGGCAAATCTGGGTGGATTCTTCTGCTATGCTGCAT